CTCTACTTTGTGGGGCAAACACCCCTCCACCAGACACATATTAGCGTGTCGGAAAAGGCCTAGATTAAATCCAAGGCCCGAGATCGTACCACTGCTGACAAAGGCTATTCGCTAGACGGAATTGAGTCCGACCGTTCAATGGGACACTGTTGTACCCCACTGCTCGACCAGACTTAATCGTACTAGCGATCGCTTTTAGCCTAAGTTGGCCTTCGTACCTGGACCTTTCGGGACAGGTAAGGAGGATGTTAGCTAAAATCTTGCGGAAACCAAAATCAAGGTCTCCATTCGATTTAAGCTGCCATAAAGCGGCTAGAAGATAGCCGTTCGTCTCATCATAGTGAGTTTTACTCACCTCCACCACGTTTTTGACGAGGTATCCTTCGATACCAAATCTTGCGCGGCTAGGGGTGGCTTCATCAAAGTTACCGATGAATCCACCGTCACCTAGAGTCTCGGGAATCCTAAAGCGTAAAGCTTTGGGAACCGAGGCAACAAGGCGATCAAATACGATACGAAACCGAGCGTCACAACCATAACGCGAGTTATGGCGGTGAGCGAGGCGACGTATCGAGTTTGCCAGGCGGTAAACCGCTGGAACTGATGAAACTCTATCTTTAAGATAGATTGGCTTGACATCCACTCCAGAGAAAAAGTGAGCACCACAGCTTTCTCTAAACAACGAGCCAGAATGGCTCTTTTTCACGTTTAGAACGAAGCCGTAGAACTCAAGCATCTCTGCGAAGATCTCCCGACACGCGGTGGGCAATATAACATCATCGCCGTACGCGCTCACATCAGAAACATCGATGTGTAGATACTCTGCGCAGCTGCAAGCAACTGCATAGAATATCAAGCTCTCAAGTTCAAATGTGAAGCCGTTCCCCATACTGGAGAACTTCTCCCACTTGATTAGAGAGCCGTCAAGAGTGCCAAAATGAGATCGACAGCTATCCATTAAGGAATACCATTGGGGAGGAAGTAATTCCTCTACAACGGATTTCGAAATGGAATCACTAGCAGATGAAAGATCAAGAGTAGCAATATGTTGGGTTTTGCTGCCAACACGTGCTAGTTCCTGATTTCGAGACTGCCAGCGTAAGTCGACCCCATACCGTCGGAGTCTCTTTCTAACCATTTCACCTATTGACTTCTGGAACCAAAGATTCATTCCAGGTTCTATAGCAATGACGCGGTTAGTCGAAGCATCCTTCGGTACAGTGATAACCTTATTTCCAACTTGAAACAACGGAAATCCCGAAGTAACAAGCTGGTCGGCCCAAAGGGGATAAGCTCCCTCTAGGACCTCCCAAGGAATAAGGCCGTATAGATCACGCGTTATTCCGATTTCAGATCGGAACTTTTTGGCTGGACTGGCATCTCTACGCTTAATCAATGTAGAAGCGCCAGGGCCCCAGTCAGGCATCTCAAATAGCTCGTCGACAGTATAATCACCGAGTAATTTAGCGATTTTACGAATGGTTGCGTTATGCAACCAGACGACTCGACCCTGAAATTTGGGGTCGGTAGCTAAATCACGAAAGCGATTATTAGTACTCTTACAGAGGAGCTCAAATTTCTTGAACTTCTCCTTGGCGACTTCGTCTAAGTCATGATCAAAGGTTAACCCTTTGAACTTTGACAAAAACTTAGTGGCCGCATAAGAGTCCCTTAGTTCTACGAGAGAATTGTAGAACAGCGGATCAAACGAGAGATTTGCTAATTGCTCATGCTCTCCCTCACGGAAGAGTATGAGTACAGTTAGCGCTCTCGGGCAATCCAGGGCTTCGAGATACGAAGAGATAGCCGAGGTTTCAATATCCTCGGAAACGCGACAACTCGAGATTCCTTTATGGAATCTACTACCGTGCTTCTTAGAAGACATGGTGTACCTCCAGAGTTCTTACCTAGCCGTATACAGTCGTTAGTATACGGTCTCGAACGTCGTCACCGCGGTTTCGAGCGGAGAACCCGTTGCATCTGTGGGCGATCCGTCGGACGCGTTGATCGTGCGAGCGAAGAGCGAGGCAACCTGGCTGAACAGCTTTTGCCGTTCCGCTAGAGTTGAACGCTCAGGGAGGAAGAACTCCATCACGCAGGCGCAATCGTACGCCTTCGTCGGAGCCGGCTGAATGCCGGACGACGTTGACGGACTAGTTTGCTCTAACGTGGGGAGGACGAGCTTCGCAGTCACCTTGAAGACCCGGCTCGCCTTGGTAGGCGGACGGACCGACAAAGTGGCGCGAGGGTAACCGATAGCAATACCACCGCTACGGTCTACCCATGCCGCGATCCCTTGGGGATTGATCCCTTCGGGGCCGTAGGTGGCGTCAACCGAAACCGTCGCACTGGTCGTTAAACGAGCCAGGGCATGGTCGAGGATGCCGCTTACTTTCACTGCCGCGATAGCGGACATTGAGTACTCCTAAGTTCAACTTGGATTGGCTCAAGGGGAAATCCCAAGAGCAATACGCGATCCTCTAGCCTCTAAAAGCAGCTCGCATTAAAGCCAATGCATTAGCACAATGGTCGACACTACTAAACCCATTCTTCAAAGAAGGGAACGTCAAACTAGGAAAAGTAGTTAGCTTTATCCTATCAAGACGTATCGACTCTGCTTGGTATTTAGTGTATTCAAACGCTGTACTAGTTGGATTAATAGAGCTAGTCCTAGAGGCATTCGCGGACATCGCCGTAATAGCACGAGTGAATTGTACTTGGCTTCCATCCAGGAAGGTCAAACCATCGAAGGCTGTTAAGGCTTCGAGATAAGGCCCAATTGGCAGAAACCAGTCAACCACAAAGCTAAACGGAAGAATCTCCCATCCGAGGTTGATGGGGTTTGTGAAGCCGGTCTGAGCAAAGAATGCCTTGAACGGATCACTAAGACGATAACGTACCACTATCTTGCACTTGGTCGTTTCGTTGCTAATGCAACGAATCGGTTCCGAGAGCCCGGTAGAGTTACGAGTAAAGTCCCAAGTGAAATCGTACATAGACGTCGATTGAGCAGACCCAGTCGCCCGTTGGACGAAGCCGCCAGCACTAACATAGTTAGAGATGGCTTTCAACGTACCCTCGATATCCTGAAGAAGAGGCTTCCAACCGTATTGAAGTTCGAGCCAATTTTCGGCAACGAACTTCCCACGGTTAGGCTTCCCCTTTGGAATTCGAGTTCGTTGAGATCGTCCAGACAATAGAGAGTCGGTAGCTTTAGAGATGTTTCCTTTCTTAAGATACCGGACAGATTGCGTGATCTTCTTCACATTATGTGAAATAAGGTCTATAGTCTGTCCTAATTGAGCCATATCCTGGGCGAGATTAGCATCTATCCCGACCTGCATACGTTCAATTAGTTTCTTTATTGCCTTGTTTCTAGCATTCGCGTTATGCGATGGTAGACCGGACGCAGCGTACCTCTCGGTGAAGGGAACGATAAGAACTCTATAATCTCCATCAGCCTTATTACGGTTGGAGGAGACAGAGTAATTAGCGTCAATCCTTCTTATCCCAACACTGTGCGGATTAACCGGCAGTTGGGACTTCTTTAGCTTTCCAAAGTTCGGTGTGCGAGTACCTGACCAAGTCCGTTCATAGGACAAGATCGGGACAATCGTATCACTGGACAACCCGTAAACGCCGCTCGTAACTCTCTCATCCGTCCTTCGAAAAGGACGAAAAGATTGTTCCGTGGCTGCGCGTACAGGACTGGAATGCGGGACCGATGGGGGACGTGTGAAGGGAGATTTTATCTTCTCTTCAACTCGAGCGCGACCATTCTGGATCATGCTCGGGTACTGCGTCGTAGGAGAAGCGATCTTTGCCTTGCTCGGCCCCGAAGGGGGTAGGACAAGGTTAGTTTTCACTTTCATACGAACGCTGTAGGGCTTACCGCGCACCCACTTTGTATAGGTAAAGCCGAATTTGGGACGAAGATACTTATCGTGCCATTTACGCCTCATACCTAGTTTGGGGACTGGGAGTGTAACCTCGAGAATGCGGGACTGAACGTCAAAGACGTCAATCTCGCGGCTCTCGAAGATACGACGACCAGCCACCTCTAGGTCGAGACGCATCGTCTCTAATCTATAGTTAGTGGATGTGAAGTCAGGTCCTACCCTTCCCAACAAGGAAGAGTACTCTGGTTTAGCGTCGACAATGGGTGAGAACTTCATAGGAATGATGCTAAAAAGTCACACACAAGACCAACACCGTTGGCCCTTTCTAGCTCATAAACGAGGAAAAGAACGGCAACAAGGGTACCACGAAGGAGATTTTCCCTTCTAAAGTATTCTCGCGCCATCTAATCCTCCGAAATGAGTTTTGAAAGGTTGTGGTGCGTAACGCATCACAAGAGGGAAAACCAAGGGAGGGCTTACGCCCTCCTTCGATCTACTCGGGTGGCAAATGCGCTAAATCACGCAGTGCGGTGATAGTGGAAGCGAGTTCTTCATTAGACATCTCTTCAGCTCGACGTAGGAACATATCCGAAGAGAGACCGTGCTTTCGCACGGCCACTTTAAGGTATGCATCATACTGAGCCAAGAGAAGCTGACGATAGAAACTCGCTTTACTACCATTCTCACTAGGTTTTGTAGCCATGAAACCTCCGAAGGATTACTCCCTCTAGAGACCACTTTCCTGACGGAAGCTATAGTTAAAGGAATAGCCGTTAAACGGACATTCCTCGCCGAAAGTGAACAGGATACGTATAAAGTGACTTTCCCAAGGTCACAATCGCCTTTTGGGCGAATTACGCGTTTGTTCACAAGACTAACTTAGGACATTGAAGTTATGAACCAGAAGATTATTCTGGAAAATAGCTCCAAGAGGTCATTAAGAAGGTCAGTCGGCATATAGCCTCCCAATGGAGAG